TTGGCGTAGCAGGCTTGTTTGGACTGGCTACCCATGACTACTATCGACGGGCTTTGGTTTTCACTGCTGGGCGCTTTGCGGGGGCTTTCTTAGCCACCGCACCGCCGCGTTTGAAGGTGATCTCGCTCACCTTCTTACGCGCAGCTTCTGCCTCTGCACGGGCTTTTGCTTCAGCTTCCGCTTTGGCCCGTTCGGCTGCCAACCGGGCTTCTTCTCGCTTCATTTGTTCAGATGAAGCGTTTTTGCGGGAATTGCCCGTGACTACGTCCCAAAGTGATGTTGCCATTTAGGCCTCCGAGTTAACAACCATGCGGTAAGCAGACCGGCTGGAATCACCACGCTCATGTTGACAAAGCACATGTAGTCGTACCCTAGCAGGGTGAACCACGCAAACACAGTAGAGAATCGCAACATGATAGGGCTCCAGCAAAGCAATTGCAGCTTTATGCCTGAATTATAGGCGTTAAATTGCAAAAGCCAAAAGCAATAAATCCTCGTCCTCGCGACGCAGCTTGTTGCGGTACCGCTCTGCTGCGCTCATAAAGTCTATCAACTCAGGCGCGGGGTAATCCAAGGCAAAATTTAGTAGGTTGAATATGAACTGCTGAGAGGCTGACACATCGGTAGCCTCTTGCGCGAGTCTATCAAGGTCAGCTTCGGCCTTGTCAACAAGTGCCTGAACTTCTTTCGGCACGGCTTTGCGTTTTTTGCGCTTCGGAGGGGCTTTTGCCTCGATTGTTTCAAGTTGCTCAACAATCGCAGGTTGCAACTCAGCCTCGCGCTCTGCTTTGTTCTTGGCCCATTCCTGGGTGTAATACTCAATCAGCCACAACCGGGACACGCCTGAGCGTTTGGTAGGTTCAGGCTCGCCGTCCATCTTCCACGAGTACGTGGAAAACGAACGCGGGTCAAACGACTCAACCTGGAACACCTACGCCTCGCCAGGTGTCACCAATCTCACCGGTGCCAATCACGTCTGAGCCGTTCATTTTGCGGGTGTCAGCGTAAATTGGAGCGAGCTGGGCGGCAGCTAGCACAGCGGCAGCCACATCACCCGGTGTAGCATTCTGGAGCAGTGCCCCCATTGAACCGGGCACGTTGGCGTCCGCGAGCAAGATTGCCCAAACGGCCTCGCCGAGTGCTTGATAATCTACGCCCCCAGAGCCTGCGAGCTCGAGTGTCTTACCAGCACTGCCAGCAATCTGGTAATTAGATAGTGCAGCGTCCCATACCGCATCTCGCAGCCCCTCGGGCGTTAGATCGCCGTAACCTCGGATGGTTGCAACAATATCCATGAGCGCGGTATTGTTTGCGGATACAGCCCCAGAGCCAGTCAATGCAGCGCCCAAATCAGCAAGCCCCGCAGCGGTAGCCGTCACGCTGCCTGAGCCGGTGATGGTTGCCACCATTGAAGCAAGGGCGTCCACCTGTGCGCTGCTGATACCACCAGATGCAACCAATGTTGCGGCAATGGACACAATCAGCCCAACGCTACCTGTGATTCCACCCGTTCCCGTGAGATCGGCTTCAATGTTGTAGCCCGATTGCGCTGTTCCTGAGATTGATCCGCTACCGGTGATGGTGTTGCGTGCAGATATTGCCCCGGCTTTTTGCGGCATCATCCAAGCGGCCGGGTGACGGTAGCCCGAAGGCAGTCCAACCAACTCGCTTGTGATGCCCTGGCCTGCGGTCAGGTTACGTTGGCGGTTGGTCTGCCTGAAGTTCTGTTGAAGCTGCGATGGGATTGCGCTCAGGTACGCAGTCACCCCAAAGTGCTGCACGCCTCGGCTGAAGTTTTGCGCCCCATTACAAGCGATTGCCATCAAAGCACCTCAGCGGCATCCGTGAACCCAGCAGCGATAAGAGCTAATCGGTCTGCTTCTTTCTGAGCTTCGACAATCAGCATAGCCAATCGGTAGGTATCGCCCTTCCACAAGTGGAAATCAGCAATCATGGCAAGAATGCGGGGGTCCACATCAACCTCCGTATCCGTAGTCAAAATCTACATTGATCGTGCCAGCCGATGTTGTCGCGCCGGTTTGGAACAGTAAGAATTGAATGTTCGCCCCGTCCTTGATTTGCCGCATTGATGGGAAGCTGTTGACCAAATCCATCTTGGAATACAGGCCAGTCGCCGGTAGCGGAATGCACCACAGTGGTTTACACAAACCAATGATGACCGAGCCGGATGCATGAGCAGTTCCCGCCCACACCAGCGAGACAATATCGCTCACACCAGTGTCACCCGCAGCTAACGGTAGGAACGGGTTGTATTTGTTAGCCGCTGCTCCGGTGTTCAGAATCTGCCCAACACCCATAGATGCGGTGGATGTGAACGTGGTCGTAGCGCCAGCGCCGCCACCAGTGTCAAGGTAGTTGACGATGCAAGTCGGAGCGTTTGCACCCATCGCAGTTGTCGAGCAACCCACGAACATCCTCAAGCCCACGCCGTTAGCGTAGCGGTCACCCTTGGATGCCGTTGCGCCAATGGCGGTCATGGTCACGGTCTTGGTGCCTGTTGTGCTGACATTGGTGGTAGTCAGTGGTACGTAGCCAACCAAGTCGATTGCCATGATGTACCAGGGCGCACCCGCAGCAGCTACAGCGCAAGCGCCAGCGGTCAGGAAGTGCTTGGTTGCAGGTGATACATCGCCGCCTGTGTAAATCGTGCCTGCGGCCCATGTGTCATCCGTTGGGACATAGGTTAAATCCGTGCCGCCAAAGGTTGATGCAATCGGCCATCCATTATGCGGAGCAAGCAGTGTCCACGCGCCAGCAGTGCCAGCGGAGTTAAGCGTCTTGGTCATAGTGACCACATCGCCCTTGCCGTTGGTGGTCAACTGCGTTATCAGGTCGTCTTGCGAAGTCCAGCCCATGATCGGCTCCTTAGTTCCAAAGTGTTTCAATAACGCCGACAAGCTGCGACGAAGCCAGAGAGCCTTGCGTACCCTCTGCAAAAATATTTAGCACTGCACCATCCTTGATTCGCGGTGCGCCTGCGCTGTGAATGATTGACAAGAATTCGTCAGCAGCCCCATAGGCGACGCCTGTAGTGGTGCGGCACTCCTGCGTGACGTAACCATTGAACAATGGCTTGACAATTACCAGAGCCATCAGCCCACCACCTGCACCTGTGAAGGTCACGGACTGAATGGACTGCACGCCTGTATCACCCAACGCCAAAGGAAGGTACGGGTTGTAACTAGCACCCGATCCGTTGGCTGAAACAACTTGCCCACCACCGGCCACAATGAACGTGCTAGATGCTTGGCTAATCTTCCCGGCCACGCCGTTTTGATTGGTGTAGTTAAAGGTGAATGTGCCAATCGCTGATGCAGCAGACTGCGCAACAGCAATCACGCGGCCGCTGGTGTACCTTGGCAGACTTGGGACCAGCGGGTCGTCTGCCGTGTTTGTCATTAGCTGCTCTTCGCCAATCGCGTCCGTGTCGATAAACGGGTAGTACAGCAAGTAATCGCACAGAACCAATCGTTGCCTAGCGTTCACCGCTGTGGCGGTGTTGGCAGTCATCACATTCAGACTCTTGAGATGTTGCGTTGCTGGCGAAACACTAGGCACTTTGAAGCCCTTGTCAGGCTCAATCACTGCGGCAACGCTAGGGGCGCTTGCGTAGAAGTTTGCTGGCGGGCTTCCTGCAAAGTACGAGTAGTCAATCCATGCGTTTGTCGTAGTCGCAGCAGACGCAACTGTCTTTCTGAATGAGGTCAACCAGCACTGGCCGATAAGGTCAGCATTGGCGTACTCTCCGACATTAGCGAAACCGCTCATGCAGCCATCCCGCCTTTGCCAAAGAGCCGTGCAGACATGTTTACAGGTTTCCCCGGCTCTGCTAGATGCACCGGCCTGTTAAGGCTGTCAGCAGCTTTCTGAAATGCCACCCAAACCTCACCGAGCGGGGTAGCCCGTTCATGGTCCCATCGCCGGTCAATATCACCTTCCGGGGTGCGTTGATGTTCGCTTGGTTGTGATTGCATGATCGTGTTACCTCGCCTTGTTTATTGACCTTGGCCTTTGCCCCACACTGAGAGCAGCTATAGAGATACGGGTATTTAGCGAACAGCATTTACGTCTCTGTGATCGTCAACGCCGCCGCGAGGAATTGCGGGGTAATCGAAGCAGCCGCCCCAATGGTGATCGGGCTGTTGAGAGCGCCGTAATGCCAAACAGGGGTAGCACCAGACACGGTTGTCCCGGTAGATACAGCAAACAGCGTTGCGCCTGTAGCGCCAGACTGTGGGAATTGCAGCAGAGCGACGTTATTTGTCGAGCCGCCAGACCCCGCAGCCCAGCCGGTAGAGCGTGCAACTGCTTGCCGTGCATAGTTTGTATAGGCAACTTCGCTCTCGGCCTGCGAGTTCGTCGCAGCAGTCAGAAGCGCGGTGTGCAACCCAACATATACATTGGTCAATGGGGTTGAAGCAGCGTTGTCTGCCACCGTGGCCCACGCTGTTGCGCTATACATTAGGTTGAGAACTCGGTTGCAAGCGTCGGTTGATTTAGGCATGTCATTCTCCTTAAATTCCGGCTTGCAGCACGATGACAGCAGAGCTGCCCGCGCCTGCGGTCTGATTAATTCGTACCCCCGTGACCGGCCATGTAATTGCACAGTCCTTTGTAGTGGTTTGCCCAGCAGCTAGCGTTGGGTGATTGAACCAGGTTGCGCCGACTTGCGTAAACGCTGGGTCAAAGATGTCATTTAGCGTGTACTCGACGTTGTAAGTGCAAGCGCCGGTCACTTTGACTGCGACTGTCAAGTTAACAGGAGTTACGTTGTTGTTGATTGCGGCCACGCTTGAGGTCGAAACCCCAGAAGTGGACAGGCTCATAGATTTCATGGCTGGGTTCCTTTCACGATTGATTCAACTCCGATATTGTTGCCGAATTCGTCTTTGATGTATCGCGCAACGCGCGGAGCGGTGGAGGCTAACTGCAAATCAGCCAACGATTTGAGCATCTGATCCATCATCACGGTCGTGCCTGCTTGAGCCTGTTCAATTATAGGCGCGATCAACGCCAACGGGTCCGGTGTTTCGGCCACAGGCATGGCGACTGCGTCGGGTGCGGTCGCTGCAGTTCTGGACAAAACAGACTGCATTAGCGCAAAACGCATATCGTTCTCTGCCTTCAACTGATCCCGCTGCAACTGCGAGGCCGCTGCCTCTGCGTCCCGTGCGGCTTGCTGAGTGGCGTTGAACTGAGCAAGCATTTTCTGAGTCTCAATTGCTTGATTCTCAATGCTCGTAGCCATGACAGTAGCGCGATCGTTGCTTTCCTGCTTGTATTGCTCAAGCCAGTGCTTGAATTGCAACTCTTGGGAGTCTTTGGCTTGTTGGGCTGCGCGGTCCTTGTCGGCCTCAGCAGCTTGGAACTGCAGTTCTTGCATCTTGAACTGCAACGCCTGAGCCTCGGACTTGGCTTTTGCCTCAGCTTGCATCGCGGCCAGCTCTTTTTGGCTTGCGAGTTGGGCCTGAACCGCTGGGTCCACAGGGGGCTTAGGTGCAAATTGCTGCGCGAGCTTTTGAGCCTGCTCCATTTGCGGCATGATGACAGGCGCGAGCAATTGGGCCATGATCTGGTCAGCAAACGCTGCGCCCTTTGCCTCTGCCATTTCACGCGGCATAGGGCCGCCCACAGCGGGAGCCACAGCCTCCAAGGCATCCGCAGCACCTTTAGTGTGCTTTTTGTAGAACGCCATCAAGTGGTCCTTGATGTGGGGCATCATCGCGGGGTACGCTTGCGATCCAATCATTGGGTTAGCCCCGTACATTGGGCTAGTCAGAAAGTGCAAATGCGTTTCCAAGTGCGCAACGTCATCCTGCTCGCCGTAGACCTTGAGCGGGGCTGGGTCTGGCGAGCACACCATGTAGTTCTCGTCTAGTGCCCCTAAACGGGTCGGATCTTTGGGCAGCTTTGCCAGGTCCTCAGGCGACGCTATTTGCAGCAGCCGAAGTGAGCGTTGCAGCAGCCTATCCGCTTTGAAGTACGGCGCAAAGGCCGGGTTAGCTGCGAGTTGCATAACAGCCTGCAACTGCGCGTAGCGCTGGGCTTCGCTGAAGACGTTGGGGTCACTGACAGGGATGATGTCTAGAGGACCCTGAAAGTCCTCGCGACTCACAACTAGTGAACCCAGCTCCTCCACGGTCGCCTCGTCCGTCATGTTTTCTGCGTCCAAGCGGTGCAGAATCTCCAGCTCTTTCTTAAGCGAGGCATGACAGCGGGCGTGGATGGCGGAGAAATTGACCGAGCCATGCTCTATCAATGCGAGCGCCGTGCCGACCGGCATATTTGCCGAACTTTGGCTGATCGCCTCACTCGCGGTGCTGATGACGCCTTCCGCTTGTTGTGTCAGCCACTCGAGCAGGTTGAAGAGCACTGGGGACGGTCCCGCAAACGGGAACGGCATCACCATCTTACGGATGTCGTCCACACCTGCGGGCGCGTCAATCTCGGCCAGCTCTGTGGCATTGACCTGAATAGACTGGCCAGCGGTGCGACCCCCTTTGAGCTTCAAGCCACCGGGGAAGTTCTGGATCATTGCGCTGTCTAGCAACGCCCGTAACGCACCGGTGCCACCAGCAGACAGCGATCCAATTAGGTGAAACAACCCCACCCCAGGACCGCCTCGCCATGGGATGAAGATGTATTCCACCATCCAATGCTTCTTGCGCATTGACTCATCGTCCTGCGCCCAGTTTCTATACAACCCAAGAACCTTCTGGGTGTCGTTTTCGATGTGCAGAATGTACGGGGCTGTCTTGCCTTGTGTGATGGGGTCGTCGTCAATCGCCAGGTCTGCATACGACATGTAGACTTCACGCAGGCCCTCATCGTTGTAGGCTGCGTCGTCTTCCTCAACGCCCTCAATCTTGTCGGTTGCGGTCTGAGATGCAGACTGGTCGCTCCAGCCCTGCGACACGTTGGGCAGGTGTAAGTCCCGGTAAAGCCCGCTTGCAATACGCGAGTCGTACTCGTCACGCGCAACCCACTGGCGATGCGTCACGCGGTACGCGGTGTAAAAGTCCGAGCACCCGTAGGGGGTGAACACGTCATCAGTGAACACCGTCTCGGTGCGTGGGCGACCCATTGCGGCATCCCACCACCAGCGTTTGTATTGCGAGCCGCCCAATGGGAGTTGGCTCAGCAAACGCTCAAACTCGGCCCGTTGCTCACCAATTTCAGTGGTCAACTGCCAATTCATGTAAGTCTTTTTGCGCTCCGCCTTGTCTAGCTTTGCGTCATCCGCCTCGCCCACAATTTGTGTCTTGCATGGGCCTGCGGAGGGGAACAATTCCTTGATCGCCCGGCTCGCAAAGTCCACACAGCCCTTGGCCAGCATAGGGTGAACGGCGGTACTAGCGCCGTCGAACGCTGCACCTCCAGGGGCGTCAGCACCCAAGCCCGTACGACGGATACCGTCAGCTTGTTGTTTGTCGCGAGGCTCGCGGGAGCGGCGGTCCGAGTCGATGAGGTCAGCTTGCTCGGAGCCCAGCGAGTCTAAGAACCCCTGTGGTAAGGACTCGGCCAGATTCTCTCCGAAGTCCGGGTCCTCTGGGTCCAAATCGTCCTCGTCATCCCCTGTGAGGCTCACAACTGCAGAACCGTCGTCTTGCTCTTCGACCTCGAACTCCTCGGGCGCTTCGACTAGTTCGACAGGTTGTAGTGGTTCATCCATGGCGATAGGCCTTTGTGTGCTTTGGGGATTGGGCGAATTATAAGCGTGAATACTTTGCAAGGGCGCTTAATGCCCCGGTAGCGGAGGGACGCTTGCGTTTTGCCAGGTTGACCACAAT